CGGACCCGTCCCCGTACCCGTACCCGTACCCGTCCCCGGACCCGGACCCGTACCCGTCCCCGTCCCCGGACCCGGACCCGTACCCGTCCCCGTCCCCGGACCCGTCCCCGGACCCGGACCCGTACCCGTCCCCGGACCCGGTCACGACAGCGCCTCGATGCTCGCCCTGGAGACAGGCGTGCATGTGAGCACCTCGCAGACATCCGCGATCACACTGTCCACCGCAGGGCCCGTGATGCCGCATTGGGGACGATGACCCAGCACGGCGAGGTGGGACAGCGTGCCTTTGCCAACGGCGTACCACTGCCAGAGGCGTCGTGACTCGCGCAGCACAGCGTGTCGTGTCGCTCGGTCGTAGGACACCAAGATACCGGCATGTACGCCGGCCTGGCTTGAGCGAACGATCACGTACGTCGTCGTTTCTGCCTTCACCGCCGCCTTCGTCTTCATCTTCGATTGCGCTTTCATCTTTCCTCCTGCTTCGCAGATCACTAACGCCTGAGACATTCAGACATAAGCGTTCTGCTCGGTCCCTTACTTGCCTTCCCATAGATGCCAAACGAACGGAACACCACGAGTCGAACTGGCCACATGTCGGAAATTTTCTCCGACAGGGTGCCCGGTTCCCGTGACGCAGAACTTATGCTTCTTCATCGCTCTTTCGGTCTCAACGTCCATCCACAGCAAGAACGCCCGCCCGCCCATTTCAGTTCCGACCAACTCTGCATGAACCGGAACCAACCCGATCGGGGCGTCGATCTCTGTCACGTCATCGTTGACAGGAACAATGTACTTGTAAACGGTTCGCATCGGTTTTCACCCTTCACGCCGCCACGAACGGCACATGCAGAAGTTCGGCAGCCCGCGCTTTCGCGGATTCCCCGCGACGGTCGTACCGGGCCGTCGTCGTCACATTCGCGTGTCCCGCCATCTTCTGGACGGTCGCAATGTCCGCGCCTGCGTCGAGCAGATCCCCAATGAACGTACGTCGAAGGTCATGCGGCGAAAACGCCTTCACCCCTGCGGCCATCGCACGCTTCCGCAAAGTAGCGTAGACCGCTTGCGTGCTGAGTGCATGTGCTGTCGAATCGACGGTCCCGTTCTTCAGGACCGAGCAGAAAAGGGCCCCCGGGGCATCGCCACGAGCAGCAACCCATGCCGTCAGGGCAGCACGCCCCCCGTTGGTCGCGTACACAAGACGAGCCTTGTTGCCCTTGCCGTGTCGCACCGAGACGACGCCAGTGTCAACATCGAAATCTTCGACATTGAGGTTCACCACCTCGGAGCGCCGAAGGCCAGCGCCGTAGAGGAGCGCCAGCACGGCAGCGTCGCGAAGACCACCAACGCCGTCGCGTGCGCAGTCGTCGAACAGCGCGCGGAGTTCACCAGCCGCCAGCGCACGCCCCGCCGGAAGCGTCTCGCCCTTGACGGGAGGCAGATCCACGGCTCGGGCGAGGTCTTCTGCCGTCATGTACCCTAGCCTCCACGCCTCTTTCAGCACACCCCGCAGAGCCGACAGGATCTTGTTGCACGTTGCAGGGGCGTACTTCTTGGACAAGCCCGAGCGAACCGCCGCAGTGTGCTGGTAGCGAACCTCGCCCCACCCTGCGCCGATGTCGACGGCGCGCATCGAATCCGAACCCGAGAACAGACGCGCGATCACGTCGAGCGCCTGCGCCTGGGTCGTACGCCCGGTCGGAGCGAGTTTCGCGAGGTAGACCGCAACCGGGTTGCGATCCAACGGGACCATGGTGGTCTCGGAAACCGTCGCAAGCGCTGTGTCTGTCGTGTTCATGCTTTAGATGTACACTACAACGATCCGTCGCGCAACAAGAAAATAATCGGATTCGTCGTTTTTCTGCGCTGCCTACTTCTCGACAACGACAACGGAGGCCACCGACGTGCTTTCGGCGTCGAATCCGAACACCGTCTGCAAGTCCTCTTCGGGCCGGTGCCCACAGTGAGGGCAGGGCTTCCCGGTGCGCACGCGTGGCCGACCGAAGTAGGCCGCTTTCGCTGCGCCCTTAAACGCACGCGTGCTTCCTCCAAGCGCGTCGTTCAGCGCATGCTGGCGACCTGCCTCGTTCGTGTACAACTTCGCGTCGTCTGGATGGCACTTGGCGAGACCTCGGCGCACGACAGCAGAATCTTCGTCCAGCGGCAACGACTTGTCGCGGTCGTCGAGATCCACGATCCAGCAGAACGTAGCGCGACGGGTGTGCGTCTCGGTCGTTTCGTGGCCATCGCGGTCGAAAGTGGTAGCCTTGTACATGTGTTTCGCGTCCCGCTTGAACACGATCCCGTACCATTTTCCTTCGTACTCAAATCTCATCGAAGTTCCCCTTTTGATGTCATCTTGGTCATAACTTTGATATGCGGGTCTCTCTGCATCAAAGCCGCCAGCCGTTGCGAATGGTCGCTTGGATGGGTGTCTGGTTCCAAGTCTTCCAATTCGACAACGAATCCAGCAGCAGCCAGGGAGTTCTTGACGAGCGTTGCCACTGTCGTTTTCCCCTCCGCTGCCGATCCTGTCACGACGATAGAAATCATCTGGTTATTTCCACCTTTCTGTTGGCCATGTCTTCTCTGGATTGATGCAAAAATCCGAGAACCGTTCCGCGTGGAACGTTCCCGTGCTGGTGTCGAGATCCGTCTGCGTTCGTGATGGCCATCGCTGCGACAGCCACGCATGGGTGCGCCGGCTTCGCCCCGCACGCGGGGCATTTCATTTCAAGCGCCCTGGCGTCGCGGGCCTCGAATTGCGTCATCATCGCGCAACCCCGCGATTGCAAAACGGCCAGAGCCGCCGAAACAGGGAACGCTTCGACGATTGCCCAGATCCGGGCGCGTCCACAGGAGGAGAATTTTGGCGCCAAGACTCCATCGCAGCGGCGTATCCCGCGATGACTCTTTCAGCGGCATCCATGGCAGTCGCCGAGACGGGGCGAGCCTGCCCCGCGTCGAGGACTTCGCCACGAAGCACCAGAAGCGCGTCAACCGCTTCCGCCCGCAGCGTCAACGGAGACTTCTTCCCGCCGCGCGTGATGCTCAGAACCCCCTCTCGCTTGTTGCGATCTTTGAACCTGATCTCAACGCAGTTCATTCCGTCTGGGACCATGTCCGCGAAGCACCTGAACACCTCGCCCATGAGTTCGCTCGAAAACACGAAGTCGAACCCGTCGCCGTCATCCGAAGGGCCAGCACGCACCAACCTGTTGTCGCAGGCAGCCGCGATTCGATTCTTCAGCGTGGCGTCGGCTTCGGACACCAGCAAACGCTGGATCTCGCGTTCGATGTTCACGCGAGTTTCCTTTTGTGAATCCAAACCAGCAGCGTCGTCTCCGCCGCAGGCGATCACGTACTTGTAGATCGCATCCCACAGCGCCACATGAGGTTTGCTCACGCCAGGTCCCCTTCCTTCACGACCACCGTCGACCATCCGTATGCCAACGCACAGCACGCAACGAGTTTCGCCAGCAGCACGATCAACGTCACTTGGCCTCCCATTCGTCCCAGTGGATCGCATTGATCCGCACGCACTCCGGGCACATGAACCCGACAGAAAACCCGGGATGGTTTTCGTCGGCTGCCCCGCAAAGCGCCCTCAACACCATCTTGCCGTCAACGAGCGCGTGCCCGTGTGGGATGTGCTGAACGTGAGAATGGACAGAACGGTTGCCGTCCTGGTTCACAACAACGCGCCCATCGACCCAGCGTTCTTCGACCCACTCGGCGCCCCAAAGACCGCGCGCTGCGTCCGCATGCGCCTCGGAACAGCCCAGCCGCCAGCCGTCGTTGCGCACGAAAACGACAGCGACCCGAACCGCGTACTCTTCCACCGCGCGCTTCAGCGTCGTGGATTCCATTGCGTCGTTGAACACCACACGGTCGACGCCCTTGGTGAAGCACTCCTTCTTCGTCGCGTTCCCCGAAATCCCGTCGCCTTCGGCGTCGAGGTCAATGAGCGCTTCGCATCCGCACGCCCGGCAATGGGTCGCTGCGACGCGATCACCCATCACGCCCCACGGCAGTTGCAGCATGTGGGCGAAGCTCGTTGCCCGCACCGTTGCGTCGTGTTGCGCAAGCACCATCCCGTGAGAAATCATCTTCCATCCCCTTCACGTGGGAAAATTCGCAGTTGCCCACGGTCTTCGAGCGCATGCCGCATCTCGACTTTTTTGCATGCGTCCAATGTTTCCGTGGACCTGCCGCGCGCAATCAAAAGCTCGCGTTTCCAAGCCCAGAACGCCTTGCGCTTGGCGCGACGACCCATCCACTCGGTGATCGCTTCGCGAGCCCATTCTCGGCTGCCGAAGTATTCTTTTTTCCGGCTCAATCGAACGTCCCGTACGCTTCGTTCGCGCGTCGGCACGCCATGCACAGGCGCGCCCCTCCGACCGACAGAAACGCGCGGTCACACTTCAGGCAAGTGCGCTTCTTCGACGCACCGAAAAGGTTTCGGTCGAACGGAACTACGGGGATTTTCATCCTCCGATAGACGCGATCTTTCGCATCCACCTCGTCAGCCACGACGATGTCGATCTGGCTCGCCATCAACCTTTTCTTCCGATGTAGTCGTCGCTCACGACCTTCAGCACCAGCCGCCCGATCTCGTCGTTGCGCGTCTCGTTGGCAGGGTGGATCACGATGCCTTCCCGCAAGTGCGACGCGCCGGGGACAAGCGATGGCCCGGAAGCCAACGCCGCAACGAGTTCGAAATCGTACGGTCCAGTCCAGACCAGAGGCGCCAAATGCCCGGGCGCCATGCAATCATAGAGATCCACCGCGTGGAGCCAGCCATGGGGGCACATCACGTCGAACACGCGGATGAACAAATCGCTCTTGCCTGCGCCGTACTTGAGGTCTTGGACCTGCCCGAAGACCTCTCCATAGGCGATGTGATTCGGATTCGCCCGGCACCACTTTTCGAGCCAAGGGTTCTGCGTCAGAGCGCGCCACCACATGATGCCCTGGTCTTCGCGCTTCCACTCGGTTCGAGACCCACACCACATGCGCCCGTCGTGGAACACGAAACGACCGTTGGCGCCGTGGATCTTCTCGCTGACCAGCACGATTGTGCCGTTGAGAATCGCATGCGGGTACTTCCGTAGCGGCTCTACGTCGTAGCAGGGAGCGAAAACGCTGGGAGGCTTCTCGGCCTCGCCCCCGGAACCAGCAGCAGCCATCGGTGGTTCGTACCGTTCGATGCCAAGATCGGGGGCCGCGTTGTCGCCTTCCGCAAACCCCGCCGGCGCACGCACAAGCAGCCCCTGCGACATGACGCTGCGGAACTTTCGCACGGTGATCCGCTCTCGGGTTCGCCCGTCCTTTGCCAAAAACGAGAAGATGGGCCGGTCGGTTGGTACAACATAATCTGGTTCCACGTACACAGCAAGGTCGCCCTCACGCCAGTCGTCGAGGCGCACCACGCACGTGTACCCACCGATGGACACGATCCCAAGCGAGTCCGCGTTCGGATGCTTTTTGATCTCGCCGAGACGGACCACCTTCGCTTCGTGTTGGCTCATGCAAAGACGTGTACACCCGAAGGCTACTTCTGCGCAAGAAAAATCTTCGCTACGGCATCAACGATCTTCGACCGAAGATCACCGCAGAACCCTGCGTTCGTGAGGGCTTCGACCAATGATGCTTCGTCGATTTTCTGGCGCGATAGGAGCAACGCCAGCGTGCGCACAAGCCCGCCAACGGTTGCGGAATCTACGGGAACGTCAACGGTGGTTCCGCGCACGACAGAGGCGCGTGCGAAGTCGACTTGGATCACGCGGTCGTTCACTTTCGGCCATCCATACCGAAATCCTGCCGGATCACCGGAATGCGGTTTATCTCTCGCTTTGTTACATATTCGCCATTCAAAATACGACGACGCGCTTCGTCGTGTACGACAATGAAGTCGATTCCACGTCGTACAAGACTACCGTTCAACTCAGATGGCGGGTCGGCTTGACCCGCCATCGCTCAACTCAGTCTTGCATTGTACGAAATTCTGATCTTGTCAATGCTGGTCTTATTGACCGGCGTGATGATCGCTCGCATCATGCATGATCCGCCCGGCGACGTGTGCTGATTCAGCAGGACCACCTCGACGATCCCCGACGCAGACAGCGACCCACCGCCGGACGGGTACGACACGACCCACTTCATCGTGCGGCCCACGTCCATCGTCATCTGATCCGCCGTGCGAATCGACGACGCGACCGGCGACAGAACGTTGGTGTGTGCGCTGTTCGCTGCGGCTGCCGAAGTCCCAAGCCTGAACTGGTCGAAGAGGTTGGTCTGCAACCCGGCGACCATGCGCCAAATCTGTTGCTTGCCGCTGTTGACCACGAGGTTCGTCGTCTCGCGTCGCGCGATCACCTCGGGCCCGTTCTTGCCGTCGCGAAGCACCTCAACGACCAACTTGTTCGGGCCTACCTTCGGGAGATTGTCACCGATCGCTGAGTTCAATTGCTGCCTCCAGAATCGTCACGTTGCTTGCGGCTTCGTCTACCAAGGCACAAGAAGCGTCTTTTGGCAAGAGTTCTGCTACTTTCCTTGCCCAATCCAACGCTTCTTTTGCCAACCCGAGTTCCCCGCAGCATTGCGCCAGCCGTTGGGCTGGTAGGTAGCTGTAGGCTGCAACATCATACCAGAAACTCGAGAACGGCGGCTTGCCTATTCCGACCGCGAACAGTTCGTACCACCGTTTTGCTTCCTCGAACAGTCCCGAGCCGAAGGCCAGATCCCCCAGGCGCATCCAATGCTCGGTACGGCTCCAATCGTCTTCGGCGCAGCCGAGAAGCACGGTGCGAGCTTCCGCATGCTCCTTTTGCTCCATCAGAAGCCTCGAAAGGACTAGCCTCGCCTGGTATCGGGCGGGCCCATTGCCGGTGCGCCGAGCCAGGAATTGCTTGTATCGTGCGATGCTTCTCGTCGGATCCGTCACACGAAGTTCTTGAGCCAGGTAGAACAGGCTCTCTTCGTTGTCCCCGTGTACCCAATCGTCCAGCAGCGTGCGCCGGTTCTGCACCTTGCGCTGCCCAGCACGGGCCTTCGCGTTGTCCGCGCTGCGTGCGTGGAGCGTCACGATACCCTGGATTTTCACGCTCAACGTGCCGTGCGGGATGACGAGCGCATTGTGGACCGCTCGAGCATACCGAAGATTGGCGTCTCGACGGAACAACCACGGGAACGCCCACCGCTGTCCATCGCCCTCGCGCAGCACGTATCCAACCTTCGCCTCTGGCGGCATCACCGATCCGAGCGCCAAGAGGATGTCTTGCCCCTCTTTCAACCCTTCGTGGGCCTCGGTCATGAAGATCCAATCGCTGGTACACCTCTCGAGGCACTGGTTCCTCAGCCACGAGAAGTGAACTCCTCCTTCGGGCATCCGTTCTTCCGGTGGGCCTTCGGGCTCAACGAGGTCGAACACCTCGTCTGCGTAGCACTCCGCGATTTCCCGTGTCCGGTCTTTGCTGCGAGGGTCGACACCGATCACCAGTTGATCCGCCACGCCCCGGAACGACGCCAACACGCGCTCGATGTCGGCAGCCTCGTCACGGGCAGGCATCGTCACCGAAAGCGTCGCGCGATCATGGCGGATCTCGTTCACGATGCCCAGCAAGAATCCGTCGATCACCTCAACGCGCACGTCGTCGAAGTAGTCCGCAAGCCATCGCTTGAACCCGATGGCCGTCCACTTCCGCACATGTTGCGGCTCCTCATCGGGGCCGAGACGGTTGTTCGGAACCGAGAAAAACCCTGTTCGTGCGCCGGTTCGCGCAAGGATCCGCCATGCGAAGATTTCGTTCAGGTGTTCGAGCACCTCGGTTGCAAGGACGGCCCCGACTTCCTGCGGGATTTCTGGGAGATTTTCCCCACACAGATCCACCAGATTCGTTTGCAAGCCGCCTTGCGTCGCCAGTTCCAACGCTGTAGCCGAATGGTCCCAAACGGCAACCGTGAAACCATGGTCGCAGAGAAACCGTGCGAGGTCCCCGCGCCCGCCACCGATGTCGATTGCAGGCACGGGCGGCATCAACTGCGCGATGCGTTGGTACACGTTCGCCATCGCAGACGCGCGCCACGACTGCCCCGGGTCAGACCACAGAGCGTTCCATCGGTCTACGCTGTTGGCTTCTTGCGCGTTCACTCTTCGAGTCCCTTCGCCATCTCGATGGCCTGTAACAGCGCATCCAATTTGTTTTGCAGCAAGACAACCGCTTCGAGCAACTTTGCTTCGTTCGTTCCCGGTGTCGGTAGCGGAACGAGAATTCTTTCGGCTGCGGCTATCGCGTCGCGTCTGCGACTCAGAAGTTCATGCAGAACATCAAGCAGGGCGCTGTCGTGGTTTGCTGCCTGATCCATCCACTGCGTCAAGTCTGGCCCAACCCACGCCGAACACGGATGCTTGCTTGCGCACGCAGAAGAACAGACACAAGAACCGCAGATTCCACAAACGTATTCGATTTCGCCGTCATCGCGCGCCACCCCGCAGACCCTACATGCGAACGGGTCTGGCACCGGGCCGTCGTACAACTCGAATTTGCCGTATTTCACGGAAGTACCCCCGCTTTTCGCATCTCGTTCTGCGCCACGAGTTCTGCCACGATCTCCGGGTTCGACGCATCCCACGCCGCACACGAAGCCGCAAACTCGTCTGCGCGGACCTTCGCTGGCGTGCTTTCAAGGACACGAACCTCTCCATGCGGTCGCGTGGAAGAGAACACCAGCCAAACGTAGTCTGCGCTGTCTGCCGTGCTTCGGTAGAGCACGCCCGTCCGTTGGTGCTTGCGAATCGACGGGTCGAACCTTGGCCTGTTCGGGAGCACGTAGACGCTTGGCGTGTGCTGGCGCATGAACATGCAGCGTTCTTCGCTTGCGAGGAACCCCAAGCGCACAAGAACCGCTACCTCGTGCGCCAAGCCCAGAGATGCTTGGATGAATTCGTACGCAAGAGAATACGGTGGATTCGTGATCACCGCATCGAACAACAACGATTTACCCTGGGCTATCTCTTCCCTGTCACGCACTGCCCATTCGAGGAAGTTTTCGACTATGCAGCCTCCGACCAACTGCCGCAGAGCGATTTCGTATTTACGATTGACTTCGACGGGAAGCCACGAATGCCATATCGCGTAATTCTTGTGCGCCTCCACTGCACGAATGATACTTCCGCTTCCTGCGCATGGTTCGAGGATTCGCGCCCCGAGCCCACATATGTTCTTCCCGCCGATGGTCGGTCGCCACACGTCGAGCAACCGATCCACGCACCATTTTGGCGTAGGATAATCGTCCAGCGGCTCAGAAGAAGAACCGGCCCTACCCTTCGCGCTCATGTTGTTTCCCCTTTCACACATCGAACCAACGTCACTTCGATCCTTGGATTCTTCGGGTCATGGTGTCGCCGGCTGCCGTCATGATGCTCAATCAGCCCGTCATTTTCGATGACGCCGCAGTCCTGCATCGCATCTTCGATCCCTTGGTACAGGTTCGAGGCGTCTGGAAACTTCCGCGTCGGCAGGTACGATTGCAGATTCATCGAAACCGGGAAGTCGATTGCAGGCGCGCCCCTCCACTGGTTCATGATGATCAAGTCGGTCGTCTCGCGCCATCGCCGGTACAAATCACTCTTGCCGATGAACGGCTTCCCTGTTGGCTGCCCACACGCCTTGCATCTACCCCACCCTTTGCGCCGAATCGTGCGTCGATTCTTGGCGATGGCAGGAACGCCCAAGATCACAAAATGCGCCACAATGTCATCGTTCATGGGTTCGTCCTGAACAGCGGCAAAACTGCCTCTCGGATTCGGTGCCGAGCGATCTCTACATACTCATGCTCTCGTTCGATGCCAGTGAATGAAAATCCTTCGGCAACCGCAGCAACACCCGTCGAACCCGTCCCTGCGAACGGATCTAGAATCTTCCCGCATTTCGGCGTCACAAGGCGGCAAAGCCACTGCATCAAGCCCTGCGGCTTCACCGTGGGGTGAAGTACAAACACAACGTCGTCTCGCCCGTGCCTGTGCTCCGTCGCTGAATCCATCGAAAAGACGCACTCGCACACACTGCAGTACCCCCAACGCTCACGCGTTGGCGCCTTGCTGCAATAGAAGAACCTGCTTGCGCTGCCGGAATTCGTATTCAAATCTGTCTCAGAAACGCGCATCCCCTTGCGCCCGCCAGAATACCCGCCATCGGTTGTCCGCAGCGTATCAGCATTCAACGCGCCGCTCGTTCGCACGCCACTTTGCATGCCCAGCATCGACACAGCGCAATCAGGGGCGCAGGTCCAGTTCTCGACTTCCTTGCGGCACTCTGGCCGATGCTCAAACGTCACATTTCCTGGCCGTCGACCAAACGGTTGCTGGAAACTCTCCGGTGGCAGCCTGCCACTGCCAAACTCGAGCATCGATCCGGCACCACCTGCCATTCCTGTCTGCCCTGTCATAGAAGATGGCCTAGAACCACCACTGTAAGCCCCGCCGTTGAGCGAATCATCTGTCTTCAGTAGGCACGCATCGGTGTTTAAAACCCCCGTGCCGTACTTCTCGACGTTGTCCTTCGCACTCCCATCAACGGCCTTTCTACAGACAATCCAATGTTCACCGGACGGTTTCAGCACACCCTTGCTTTTCGGCCACCCCTGCCCGAACAGATGCACGCCCACATCTCGGATTTCGAATCCTGCATCTTCGAGCGCCGTGGCCGTCCAATGGCTCGTTCGAGGAAGCGCCCACACAAGTCCGTGTGCCCCCGGTTTCAACACGCGAAGACACTCGCTGAAAATCGGCACAAGGAACGCTATGAATGCTGTGCGATCTCGAATCCTCCATTCCAAATCGTTCCAGTCTGGATCTTCGCACTCGCACATCTTCGTTGCAGTACCAGCGCGCTTGCGACCACCACATGTGCGACACGATGGGTTTCGCGCTGCAGGAAGTCCGCTGGCTGGCAACCTCCCGGCAAGCGTTCCGTCCATCTTTCTCGGGTCATCCCAAGACTTAGACAAAAACGTAACGCCTGCGGGCGGGTCGCACACAAGCGCATCGAAACTCTCGTCATCGAACGTGGGCAACACGACGCGCGAATCGCCTTCGATGATCGTCGCGTCGCTCACGGATAACGCCTCTTCCCCGTACTGGACTTAGGTGGCGCTGCGTCCTTGTGTCTCAGTACGCGCCTTTCGATTTCTTCTCTCGCCAGTGGGCTGATCGTGCTGTTTGGGTAGATCAAATGCGCAGCCATGAGTTGACGGAACTTCGCCTCTGTTGCGTCCATGCACAACGACGCGCGATCCGCCAAGTCCAAGATCCGCACGTTCACGCCGCTCCACAGCCACTCCCACAGGTCGCTTTGTCGTTTGGGCGGCTCGCCTTCTGGACACTCCCAGCGCATAGGGAAGTTGCTCCATGCGCACAGTAGTTTCACGGCGTCTGGATCGTCGACGATTGCCGTCATCTCGATGCAGTCGCGATCCCTGAACTTCGCCACTTCGAGTTCGAATTCAAGTTCGGTCATGCCGACCCCCAAACAGACAGCAGAATCACAGCAGCCACCGCAAGAGAAACCGCGCAGAGGCATAGCCACGGCACGAAACCAGGATGTTCCTCGTTCACACGCCCTCCATCGTCCGCGCGTAAGACGACAAGCACGCCAGCGACCGCACAAGGAGTGTTTCTCGAATCGCCTTGGGGTTGAAAATCCCCGTCTGCGGGTCCTTCCCGACGTGAAACGAATCGTGGCACCTTCGGCACGTCGGAACGCAGGCGTAGTCAGACCCCTTGATGCCCATGCCCAGATGCTCGATATGGTGCGGCTCGCTTGGAGCGTCAGTGTCACACCCGGCACACGGGAGCATGCGCACATAAGCGAGGTATCGGGCCGACCGAATCACCGGATCTTTCTGCATACCGATGCGTCGGTCTGCGTCGTGGCGTCGAGACGAACGTCGAGCGACATACTCTCCGAGCACCTCGTCGAGCGCAAGTTCAGCCTTCGCCACGGTCCCAACATGGCCGACGAAGATTTCCAGAAGTTCCCGCAGAGCGTCTACGGGCTTCTTGCTGTCGAGATTCACGCAGGTTTCAGGCATGGTCGTCTTCTCGGGCAAGAACCTCGGCAATGTGCGAGGCAGTGTTTCTTGGCTGCAACATATGCATCACGTCTCTTCTCGACCGCAGACTCGAAGGCTCCAAGCATGGCGACGGGAGCGTTGTACGGGCACGCACGCGGATTGTGCAACATCGGCACAAGCACCGTGGAATCGTCTTTCAGTGTCGCCCCGTGTTCGAGTATCCATGCTCTCTTCGTTCTAGCAGCGATTCCAGCCACTCTATCTGCTTGTCGCTCACGTACGGATCGCCGCGCGACGCATACACGCGCTCGATGATGCTCGAAACGAATTCATGAGACTTCGGATCTTTGCGTCGTATCCGATCCATGTCGTCAACGATCTCATGGAGAATCTCTCGCGCACGTTCCGTGTTCGCCGCATTCGGCAGTTTCGTTGCTAGCGGGTTGATCACTGCCACATGCATCCCATTTCAGGCATATCAATCCGCTGGCTTCATCGCGCGTGTTCGTGCGGGAGAAAACCGGACCACGACTGGCTTCGACAGATTGTCCAACGCTTTTCGCGCCATGATGTCCATGGCTGCATCGGCCCGAGCCTTCCCGCCGGCAGCGCGATGGGCCTCTACCAGCGGCAGAATCTTGCAATCCAAACACGCCGGGTCCTCGCCCGGCTTCGTGCGCTGCCCCGCTTCGCACGCTTTCCAGCAGAAATCCGCCATCGCCTCGTGTGCCAGACTAACGCTGCGCTCGAACATGCCGCACTTCGCAAGCCCCATGGCGAACCCGGAGTAGTAGGATCTGTCGGTGTGGCTGCGTGATGCATCCTTGCTGCGCCTGTTCGCCTCCGTCGCCGCCTTGCGCCAGTCGAACATCATCGCCTCACGATCTCTCGCCCACGGCCAACTGGACCTTCGTGGCGAACGGGCTTGCCGATCTTCGGCACCGACGACTCCGCTCGAACAACGCACCTCAGCACGTCTTTGCTCTCGAACGACGACGCTCGAATCGAAAGCTGCGCATCCTTCGCCAGCGCACGCGCAGATTCCTTCGCGGTATCCACGGTGTCTTGCGTCTCGATCTGCGAACGAAACTTCCCAGACATTTCGATGAAAACGATCTTCATGGTTTCGCCTCTTCCGTGTATCCCGGGCACGTCAACTGCTTGCCCACATGGTCGCACTTCTTCGGTGTGATCGGCGCCGTCCGAACGGAACGCCAAACGCAAACTCCTTCACCGTCTACCTGCGAACAACACCCCTGTCGCGTCGCCCTCTCGTACAAACTTCTCAGTTTTTCAGACAACGACCGTGGAAGCATCCCGTGGGCGCTGTACATCTTCCGGGCGCGCACAACAAACGCCCCATATTCGGATTCCGGGTCTGCCTTCACCGCGCGCTCGAGCGTCGCAATGATATCGTTTTCGGTCAAATCCATCATGCTACCGAGAACCCGGAATAGATCAACGGCTTCCACAAGGACATTCCAGGATCGTTCTTGTTCACCTGGACGTGGTAGTGACCGCACACCCCCGAAAAACGCTGCATCGTCGCCCGCGCAACAGCCCCTCGGAACACGTCGGGTCCAACCCCGGGGAGACGCTTCGGGATGCCCAGCGCGTCGCAAACCGCATGCGCAAGCAGCGGAATCGCCATCAACTGCTCAACCGTGTACCCGTAGCGATCCCATTCCTTCGCGCCGTTGGGCAACCACTCGCGCAGTTTCGGCCTTCCGCGACCGTCATCCGTAGTCACCGGGCAGTTGATTTCGACCCCAACCGAAATCGGATTCGCCCACGTCGCGTGGTACGCCATTGCGTCTTTCAGATCGAGCGCCTGATAGACCGTCCCGTCTGCATCGAGCATCATGTGAACTGACAACTGCCGCTCCAGCAGCGCGTTGAAGCACAGCGCGCTCGAACGGCATACGTCGTGGTGCAGCACGAACAACCGCGCTTCTGCGCCAGTCGGACGCTTCGCCCACGTCTTCGCCTGCTTCTGGAACCCCATGCCGCCACGCTCATCCCAGCGGACAACGCGCAGGCCGCTGGGTGTCGGAACCAACTTCCCGCCGACAGCGAGCGCAGACGGTGCAGTCGGCGCCGGAGGCCCCATTTCGGCAACCATCACGGCTCGAATCGTGTTCGGCCCAGCCACCCCGTCACAAAGCAACCCGTGCTGCACCTGGAACAAACGGACCCCGTCCGTGTAGCCAAGGCTGCCCGGAAGGTGCGGCCCGAACGCTCTCATGAGCGCATCTTTCTCGATGGTGCTGGAGGCGTCGAAAAAGGTCCGGTTGTTCATCGTCGGAACCCCCATTCGTCTTCGCCGAAGTTCACCTTCTCCGCATCGAAGTCACCGCGCAGCAAGCGCACTTCTGCGGGAACCGCCGCCCGATAACGACGACACCCGCACTTCTTGCTGGAGAAATTGACGCCCAGTTCTCCGTAGTCTTCGACAGTCTGCGAACAGTCTCCGAACCCGCTCCCGTGATCTCGCTTTTCGTGTCCGCATTCACAGTCAGGTATGCGCTCCGGTCGCAACACGCGGGCGAGCGGACCCGGTCCCAGATCGCGCGGTCGTTGTGCATTCTTCACGGTCACGCTGCACCCCCTTCTTCCTCGCCACCAGAAATCTCATCAAGGCCAACATCGGCCAACGATGGAAGGGACGGGGCTTTTGTCCCCATGAGCACGCCGCACCCCGCCAGGAACTCGGCGCACACCATCTCGAGGCCCCAACCCTTGTATGCCTTCCCCTTGTCGCGCCCGGATTGCTCGATGGCCTTGTCGATTGCTGCCATCACCACATCGCGTTGGTCCAACGTGATTCGGAACCGCAGCGTGACGAATCCTTCCTCGATCTTCGGGTCGTGCGCCCGACGCGGATTTGCCTTGCGCGCCAACTTCCCCTGCACGTTCACGAGATCCGTCGCTGCCAAGAACTTTTGCCCCGCGTTCGCAATCTCGTTTTCCACCTCGTCTTGCCGCGGAACCGACTGCACGAACTGTTCGACTTCCGTTCGCACGGTCGCCAGCGCATTTGCGGTTGCGGCATCCAACGTCATCGTCATCGTTCCGTCGCTCATATCCAACCCCTTTCAGTCTGCCGGTGCCGTCGCATCTGCGAACGACAACGGTGCGGTTTCAGCACCACCACTTCGCTTTTTTCTGCCTGAACTCTTCTTCGACTTCGATGCATCGAGAATCTTCTGAATCGTCATCGCATCGAATTCGTACCTCAGAGAATCCAGATCGAAAGCCAAAATCGTTGCGTCTGTCCTTCCGGCGTCATCCCTCACCTTCAGCGTCGCGATCTCGGCACACGGGCCAACGTTACCGGGCAACGTCGCCTTCGGGATCTTGTATACACGAATCACGTTGTCCGCGTCTTGCTTAATCGCCGCTGCGCCGCGAAGATCGTTCATCTCGACCTTCGTCGGGCGCCCGTCGACCACGCGAAGTTTCGTCGGATGCACTACCAGCACAACAGGCACCATCAAATCGTGCGCCAAATCTGAGAACCGACGCACGGCTGTCTCGATGGATCGCCGCTCGTCTTCCCCTGCCTCAAGAAAGAAGTGTAGGTGGTCAACCACCACGAACTTCACCGAAAACCGACGTACAGCGTACGTCACGGCGTCGCACAAATCCCCGATGGCCATCCGTCCATGCTTGTCGAGCAAGTAGACGTTGCTCGCCATCCTCAGAAGTGAAGTCTCGATCTCTTGTTCGGTCATTGCCGCGAACGACTTCCCAATGTCCATCTGCGCCAACTTGCGCGCGATGATGCGAGGCAACACCTCAAACGAAGCAATCAAAACCGACACAGGACTCTGCGCATTCGTCGCCTGGTCCCAAGCTGCGCAGCAGCACCACGTCGACTTCCCATCGCCGGAATCGCCCGTTACAACCGTCAATTCACCATCACGAAACCCGCCACCCATCAACTCGTTCACGCTCAACCACCGCGTGGGCCGACCAAACAACGTCTGCCCCTGCCCCTTCATCGCCTTCAAGTCTGCGATGTAGGAATCAACAGACTTCAGCGGATTCGTAGCCACAGCAATCGACGCCTCGACGACACCGCGCAGACCCTTCCCGCCCATTTCTTGAAGGCATTGGTTCGCGTCTTTGATGCCCTTTGGCCAAACCACTGTACGACACCGGAACTTCCCCAACTTCTCTGCCAGTCGAGCCGTGGCCTTCGTCCCCGCCTCATCGTTGTCGTACGCAAGCACGATTTCGTCGAACATCGCAATGCGATCCAGCGTTTCGTCGTCTGGGTCGTTCGACGCCCCGCCGAGCGACAGCACCGCCGGATACCCCACCTGTCGCAAACTCCCTCCGTCCAACTCGGCCTCGCACATGAGTAGGCGCTTGTGTTCCCCGTCGAGCGTGTCCCGGCCCCAAGGCGCGGTAGGAGCTCCGGTCCACCGCTCAAACCTCTTCTCGCCGGCCAGAGACCGAAACTTGAAGTTCCGCACACGGCCATTCACAATGTACGGAATCGCCAGCATGTCATGTGCATTCGAGACGATCTCTCCGCACTTCGGGCACCCATCATCTGGCCTCAATGACGTTTGGATTTCGCATTTCTTGCAAAACCCGCGTCGCGCCATCCCGAAACCACATTCGCGAATCGTCTCGTCTTCGAACCCGCGACCGTGCAGATAGGCCAAGCCGACAGAACCCTTGCCGTCATCGCCCCACAGTCGTTTCGCGTAGTAGGGCGCCGACGTGACCGGGGGGAGATTCGGATCCTTGTTCGTTCCGCGCATCTCCGCAAGGCGCGCAGCGAATGCGTCTACCGCTACCTTCCCCACGGTCCCGAGCGGAGATACCCCAATATCGCCCATCCTCTGGCGCAGCGTGAACAGGTTCCCCTTCTCTTCGCAGCAGTACGTCAACCACTGCCCTGTGCCCTCATCAAGGTAGAAGTTCCTGTCAGTTTTCGACTTGGCTTTCTTGCCACACAGAGGGCATTGTTCCAGCACGAGTTGCGGCCCGTTCTTGTGCTTCTCGATCTTGGACACCGCCCAGCCCTTGGACCGAACGTACGCCTCAACATCGCCCGGGAAAACGTCTGCCATCACGCCCCGCCCATTCTGGCGTGATCACGCGACGCAACGCTGAGAAGATCTCCCGTTTCCTTGGCGTTCTGCGGCTTGGTCTTCCACCCGTCCCGCTGGCGCTTGAACCAGTTGCGCAAGAACCTCCCAATATCGCGTTTCTTTCGCGATATGGGTTGACGCTTGATCCACTCCGCAGCGTCACGAATCTCGCCGCGAAGAGGAACGGTCGGGAAGTCCTCGAGACACCGAGCCGTGAACCTCCGAGGCTTTTCGAACGTCGGAAACGCCTCCAGCAACGCCTCGGCAACCCCCTCGCCAATCTCATCCAACTCCACCGTTTCGTCGTTCTCCACGCCCCTCGGATAGAGCGCCCGTCGCGCGGCCTCTGCGATGCTTCCCATCCTCCGCTGCCAGTCCGCAATCTCTTCGTGGTCGTCGACTTCGACAACAAACCCGTGATTTCGTAGCGCAGCAGCAAACTTGGTTGGGTCTCCGTCCCAGCGAGCACCGCGAGACAAATCCTCATCATCGAATTGTTCGAGATTTCCAGACGGCGCCTGCCTCATCACGAAGAGGCAAAGCACCTGCGTCATCCCGAACGCATGCGGAATGCATACGCCCAAATCCCGAGCGATTCTGAACATGCACGAGCTATCAGGCTCGCTCTCGTCTGTCCGCATCCACATGGGGGGCCGCTCCATCCGAGGGTTTTCCTATCGGCGTGGCGCCATGCGTCAGAACGGGGCATCTGCGTCGCCGAGCGGAGGCGGGCCGTAATCGAACGGGTCCGCGCCTCCCTGCGGAGTCGACTTCCCGGACGTGGACAAGCCGAGTTCCGCTGCCAGCGCAGCCCGCTCGCTCTCGGAAATCGTGATCGCCATGTCGATCGTCGTGCGATCCTTGCCGTTGTAGCTGTCGATCTTGGTCGTGAACTTCCCGAACGCGCCGACGAACAGACGCTTCATCGTTGCGTCGTCGTCGGTGTCGAACACGTCCACGATCCCGAGCGCCAGAGCCACCGCAGCGAGGCGCCACAAAGCGCCATCCGCGTGCCAGCACGTGTCTGCGAACTGCGCGCCCACGTTGGTCTTGTCCTCCGGGTCCGTTCCGAACGGAACAGCCTTCCTCACACGGTACTGAATCTGCGTTCCGCTGCTCTTGTTCTTCGCGGGACGAAACTCCAGATCCTCCACTTGGAGAATGTACATCCCGGCAGGAACGAGTTCACTCTGATTCGAATCTTCGCGAGGATTGACAATCATCTTCGTACGCTCCGAAACTCACACACGTGGTTCGAATTCGCCGCCGGTGGAACACCCACAGACAGCACCGACCACTTCACTTCTTCGCAGTCTTCTCGACCGCTGGAGCAGCGGGCTTATCGACCTTCGGCTCCGTCGACTTCGACACTTCGGGGGCAACCGCAGCGACATGGACCTGCGCAGCCGCAGCACCCGGCGCTGCCTTGTTGGCAGACATCTCGGCGAGAACCCCCGCAGACTTCAGCGGCTCAATCCCGAAACCAAGCTGCTTTTCCGCCGTGTCGAGAAGTTCTGCGCCGAGCGCGCTCGGACCTGCAACGCACGCCACGATGTGCGGCCAATGCGGCATCACGACCTTCGCGAGACTCCGATGCCCCTTGCTGTCGAACCCGGACGGCGCATCGAATGCGATGGCATGAACCACCCGCCCGTCATCGAGAATCTTCTTGGCCAAGAAGCCCTCGATGTTCACGATGCTCGCCATGTCGGTGTGGAGGTTCTTCCCGTTGAACGCAGGGTGCGTGCTCGCCGGAATGTCCTCTTCACCCGCCACCGTCACCGAAAGCGCCAGCAACAGGATGTGCATGTCGAGATCCCGGATCGCGCGACTCACGTTGAACGTGCGGTCGATGACGATCATCCACTCCGTCTGCGTGAGGTTTTCTTTCGCGTCGCCACCGTCGCGGATCTTCTTCGTCTTGAGGATCCGCTGATACTCCGAAACCGAATCCACAACCAACGTGTCGTAGGGACACTTCCCCGTCGCAATGAGCGACTTCAGGTGTGAAATCAGTTCCAGAAGATCGTTCGGCTCCTCGATGACCGCGATGGCAGCGTTCGGATTGATTGCCTGGATCACCGAAATCGCCTGCTTCTCGCAGACCGCAATGATCGGATTCTTCGCAGTCGCACCGAAGTGCGTCTTCCCTGCGCCGCTCTTTCCGTAGACCAGCGCCTTCACCTTGCTTGCGCCCGGATGGTCGCCGGCTCTCGTGATCGTCAATGCCATGGCTCAATCGCTCCCTTGCGTTGCAGAAACAGTTTCAGAAACAAACCTCGCGCATGGCAGAGATTTCCGCCAAACGCTCCTCTTCGGCCTTCCGTTGCTCGCGCGTCGTAAACTTGCTGCGCGCTGTCGGATTGTTCTCGAGACACAGACTCCTGAACGGGCACCGACGCCCCGGGGTGTCGCATGCTTCGAGATTCCGATAGTACCGACCAGACCGTTCCGCCTCCATGATGTCACGAGTCGTCTGGTACGCCTCGAGCAACCATTCGTTGATCTGTTCGTCGGTCACGGAATGCTGTGCGCGCCAATAGAAATTGCTGCCGTCGCGCGATGTGAGTTTTGAGATCACATCAACATACTCGGCTGCATCCACATGCGGCAACTCGCGCAGCGCTGCGAGGTATTTCTCGAGTGTCGTGTCGGTCCCCTGCGACTTGCTCAGACCACTCGACCCGGTCCCAACGCACGCATCGCACGGGGCACCGCCCTTTTCCTTCGTGCCCTTGCACTTCTTGCATTGGAGTCGATACGGTTCCGCCGGCAACTTCTTTCGCGCGACGTTGTAGAACAACCCAGAAATCGGCGTCCAGCCTTCCGACGCTGCGATCTCTCGCGCTGCGTACACGTACGGGATCGGCTGCGGAGACAGCACCATCTTGTGTGCAAACGTATCGAGGTCTGCGTCCGCTGAAGTCTTCGATTCGCACACTAGCGACACGCCCAGATCCTTGTCTCCCAAGATCAAGTCGATGTACCCGAGACAGTCCCACACAGGGCTTTTTCGCCCCATCCCCGTCCCGGAACAAAACGCACACGGGGCACCGCCGTTATCTCCCGAAGCATCACACGACGAACACGGAACGCGCAGAGCGAAACGGAACTCGCGCTCGACGGCCAGCACCTCGAACCGCCTGTGATCGTCGGCATACTTCTCGACGTACCCACGCACCATGCCGAGAACGAGTTCTCCCATTTCTCGAAGTTCTTCTTCGGTGGTCCTGAACGAACTCGGATCGGCCTGAATCTGCAAAACCTGCTTGTCGAGCTCCGACGCAATGAAAGCATCGAAAACCACTTGCTTGTCGCAGTAGAATTTCTCCAAGCACTCGTGGAACAAGATTCCAGCGCGCAACGGCATCGCGCGATCCTTCGGCTGCAACCCCTCGACGCGCTCGTACTTGTACTGTCGCCGGCAGCGACGCCATTGGGCCAAAGCCGTCACGCTCGTGTGTCTTCGTTCGCTCAAAGAATCTCCCTGTAACTCGTTTCGACGCTTCGAGGAACAGCATCGCGCAGTTCCCCGGCCAAAAGCCACTCGCCGCGCACTTCCAAGGCATCAGCAAGCCGAAGAAACCGCGGCAATCCGACTTGCGGAAGAGACTTCAAAAACGCGCTCGCGTTGGCCCGCGACATTGCCATCTTCGTTGCGAGTTCAGCCGTCGTGCTGATTCCAAGCACAGCCATCCGAACCCGAACACGTTCACGGATCTCGTCTCCAAGCGTTTTCATGTCGGTGTTCATTCTGAATCGAAATCCTCATCCACGCCGCCCGCCATACCGCCATCAGGAGACCTGACAATCGGTGGTCCGTTGAGAGCATCCGCCATGGCGTCTCGCGCGTCAATCGGGTTTTGACTCCCGATACAACGCATTACTGCCAGAGTTACGGCACATGCCTTCCGCTCCAGCACGCCACCGTCCAACGCTTCCTCGCACATGAGGACGCAAGTCGTATCTGAATGCTCGACTGCACTCTTCATGAGACTGACTATTTCGTGCTCTGCAATCACAGGCAACCCAACTAAATCGAAAACACGAGGTCCGTCACACTCGCATCCTCTGTCAAGTCCTGAATCGCAACGCTTTCGTCGCAAAATGCTTTCATCGAATCTGCGCAATCCGACCCAATCAGAATCCCGTACGTCACCACTCCGAGATTCTCAGACCGTTGGCGATAGCGCTCTGCGTAGTGGTCTCCAACGTACCCGTCCGACACCAGAATCACATCAGCGCGGGAGAACACACCATCCGCCTCGATGATGCCCAGAGCCTCTTTCAGCGCAGGCTCGAAGTCCGTTCCGCCACCTGAAAAAAACTCCATCGCTTCGAGAACTTCATTCCACCTCGCAGCAGCGTCTTCCGGCCCCATGATTCGCAACGTCATCCCGATTGCAGTGTCGAAGTGAATCAACGCAAACGCGCGTTTTTGAATCCGCGCAACTTCCATGAGACCCAAGGCCACAGCCTTTGACCAAATCTCACGAGTTCCAGACATCGAACCTGAATTGTCAACACACACCACAATCGGACCGCGCTTCATCTTCTCGCGCCCGCGCAACTGGTAGCACAGCAGCGCACCTTCGTAGAGCCGCCGCGCAAACTCCCCTCGCGTTGCAGGACGCGCAAGCAGCGCCAATTCGCTCGGCAGCACTCGCGACAAGTCCGTACCCTGCTCGATGTCCGTCACTTCGTCCTGCGCGTTCGACACCTTGCTCGCCTGCTTTTGCGCAGCCGTCGCGCGCATCCTTCCTGCAAGGTCCGCAATTCGCGCCAACTTCTTCGACCCTGCGATCTTCTTGATGACCTCCCTCTTCTTCGCGATGTCGCCGCCCTTCCCCGCGGCACCTGCACCACACCCGCAGCCGTACGATTCGATGCTGTCCTGCGCCTCTGTGATCTCTTCCTGGGCTTGCTCACAAGCTCGCCGGAAGGCTTGCCGAATCATCTCGGGAGCCATCCCGTTTGCCATCTGCTCGGCTGCGCCCTTCGCTTCCTCCATCGCGCCCTGAACACCCGATACATCGCCAGCCGAAACAGACCCCTCTTCCGCCATGCGTCGAAGTCCGTCCAGCGCCCGCGCGTATCGCGCAGCATCCGGGATCGGCTGATCTCCTTTCGGTTCCGGCATGATCGCCAGCAACTGTTCCGTCACCGTCGTTGCAGCCATCCCGGACCACAACTGGTCTCCGACGCAACGGGCCTTCAATTGCTGAAATTCTGGCAACTGCTCGGCCACTTCGTGC